ATGTGGTCAATGTATTTGATTTAGATAAAATAGGTTGGCGTTCTTTTTTAGTAGATAACGTGCAATATGTCAAAACCACCCACTAAGAATGAAAACAAAGTCATTGACTTTTTTACCAGAAAGCCGTATGACATAGACCACTTTAATAACCATGACAGCTCAGGCATAGCATTGGCTGACTTTGTAAATGGAGTAAAGCCTAATGGTTTGGTTATTGACGCTGGTTGTGGTATTAATCCATTTAAAGAAAAGATTAATAACCTTATAGGATTTGACGCAGCTCCGTATGAAGGAGCAGACTTCCAAGCAACTTTTAATCAAGCACATCATATATTTAATAGAGATTTTGCTGATGTTGTATTAGCTCTAGGTTCATGCAACTTCGGCACCCTTAATGAGAACCTATATCATTTTGATAAATTTTATTCATGGTTAAAAAAAGGTGGACTATGTATTGTAAGAGTTCATCTTAATAGAGCAGAGATTCATATGGAACCTGATACAGAATATGCGCATTGGACAATAGAGAGTGCTGACCATTGTGCTTTTAAATGGTTCAAAGATAAATTTAAAGTATTAGATATGCATATTGAAACAATGATATCTATTAAAGATGGCACAACACCAGTTCAACTTGCTGTATGGGTATGGAAAAAAATATGAATCCATTTGAATTAATAAAATCAATATCCAATACTAAAAAAAATATACTTGAAAATGAGAAAGACTATAATGCCTTTATGGTAAACCGTGGTCTATCTTATTTTCCAGATACTGTCTTATACGCCAATGAAATGAACAAGTTTCATCATCTCGGAGGTCGATTACAATACTCATTTCTTATAAATATCATAAGGAAACGTAATCGTTTTTCCAAGTGGAACAAATCTATTGAATCTGAAAATATCAATGCTATAAAAAGATATTATGGTTATAGCAACGAAAAAGCTCGTGATGTACTTCCGCTTTTAAGTAATGAAACCCTTAAAATTATAAGAGGAAGAATAAATCATGGCGGAACACAAAGACAATCTAGTTAGCTGGACACCAGACATGATGCTGGAAGTAACTCTAGCTGAGCCGGATGACTTTTTAAAAATCAGAGAAACATTAACACGTATGGGCGTAGCGTCCAAAAGAGATTCTCAACTATTTCAATCATGCCATATCCTTCATAAGCAAGGTAGGTATTTTATAACTCACTTTAAAGAGTTATTCTTATTAGATGGCAAACCATCTAATCTAACAGAGAATGACCTCCAAAGACGTAACACAATTGTTACACTCATGTCTGATTGGGGATTATTAGAAACTGTTAAACCAGTAGGAGAAACAGCTCCATTAAATCAAATTAAAATAATATCACATAAAGAAAAAGGAGATTGGGAACTTTGTCCCAAGTATAATATTGGAATAAAGTAAAATTATATTATGATTTTAGCATTGTTATTAGGCACATTGTATGGTCTTATAATTGGATTGATACCAGCAGCAGGAGCCACCACAGGTCTTGTAGTTCTATTTGGTTTTATGTCTTATTTCTCAGACCCGTACTTAGGAGTTGTATTCTGTATGGCTGTAGTAGCAGCCTCTACCACAGGTGATACATACTCCGGAATCTTATTAGGTATCCCAGGTGCTAACTCAGCCGCTGCCACAATGGTCGACGGTCACCCTCTAGCCAAGCAAGGCAAAGCAACCTATGCTCTTACAGCAGCAATAACAACCTCAACTGTCAATGGTCTCCTATGGGGAACACTTACATTTGCCTTACTCCCTTGGTATACAAAGCTTATGATGGTCTTTGGCGTCCCAGAGATGTGGGCTTTTGTTATGTTAGCTCTTGCCTGTGTTGGATTTGTATCTAATAAATTCTGGATTAGAAGCTTAATGGCTATATTAATTGGATTATTCTTAGGAAGTATAGGTACTAACCCAGTGACAAATGCTGATAGGTGGACATTCGGTTGGGAATATCTAGGAGCTGGTATTCAAATTATGCCAATGGTTGCTGGTCTATTTGCCTTCCCTGAAATATTAGATGGTTGGAGAAAAGGAGATAAAACTACCATATCACATAATACCAAAGGTCAAACCTTAGATGGAATTAAAGCCGCATGGAAATATAGATGGGATTCAATAAGAGGCGGAGCAATAGGAGCCTTTATTGGTTTCCTTCCAGGACTTGGTGGTGCTATGGGAGATTGGATGGCGTATGGTTCAGCCGTTGCTGCCAATCCTAATGAAGAATTTGGTAAAGGAAATATAAGAGGTGTTATAGGTTCAGAAGGAGCTAACAATTCTCAAAAGGCTACATCAATGATTCCCACAGTTTTATTTGGAATCCCTGGTGCTTCTTTTGCTGCAGTATTAATGGCTTTATTTATGACATTAGGATTTGAATTAGGAACACCTGACCTTGCTTATGATACAAGATTTTTTGATAGTCTCACATTTGGATTTATGTGGGCTACGGTTTTAGTAGGTATATTATGCATTGTGTTTAATAGATACATTTCAAAGATATCCTCATGGCCATATAAATATTATTTCCCAATCCTTGTAGTGTTTATCACTTGGGCTTGTGCTCAATACACTGGTGGTTGGGAGGACTATGCTATATTGATATTATGCTCGGCTCTTGGAGTCTTTTGTAAAGCATATAAATATAGTAGACCGGCTTTGTTGATGGCATTCATCTTAGCCATAAAGGTAGAAACATTGACTCTACAATTAAGTGCTTTATATACTATAGATACTCTTATGACTAGGCCAATATTTATTATTTTAATTATAACAATTATAGCAATGGCAACATTATCTATAAGAAAAAACAAACTGGAGTATGCATGAAAAAATTAATCGCACTTTGCCTTATAGCATTCACAACATCAGCCTTAGCTGATTATGTCTTTGTTGTACCACAAAAACCTGGAGCTGGAACAAGCCAATGGGCTGCAATTATTGCAGAACAACTTGAGCCATTCTTAGGAGAAAAGATACACATTAAACATATACCAGGAGCAAGAGATATTCCTGGCTTTAATGAATTCCATAACTCTTTAAGAGTATCTGATAAGATTGTTATGGTTTCACATGGTGGTAATGGAGTTAGCTTCTTACAAGAGAATGTTGACTATGACTATAATGATTATGACTCTATTGGTCTTATGAATTTAAATATTATAGCTGGTAAAGCTATTGGAGCAGATATGACGCATCCAATTTTTGCTGCTGGTTCGGGTATGGTTCCCGAAGCTTTTGCTATGGCCCTATTAATATGTGGTAATAAATCTACATCAATAGATTATTATATTGCTTGCTTTGGTGAGCATGTGACTTGGGTTAATGGAATGTCAGGTGGTGAACGTAGACTTGCATTCAAACGCGGTGAATTAAATGGTACAAGAGAAAACCCAGCTGCATATAAAAAACATGTTGAACCAAATGACAAAGCAGAAATATGGTTCCATCATGGTATATTGCAAGCAGATGGAAGTCATGCTGATGACCCTAACTATCCTGGGTTCCAATTAGAAATTTTATTTGAAGAGCTTTGGGATGCACCACCAAGTGGAGAATTTTATGATGCTTATAAGCTTGTCAAATCATTTAGAGATGGTATGCAAAAAGCCTTATGGGTAAATAAAGGAAATCAAAATACATTTGCTTTAAGGAATGCTTTACATCAAATGAGTTTAGACCCAGATGCAGTAGCTGCTATTGAAGCTAAAGTTGGTAAATATGAATGGAAGATTGGTGATGAAGGTAATGCACATAGAGATACCCTTATGTCATTCATTACTGAAGATGCTCTTAGGAATTTAATTCGTTTTAATACAGAAGCATTAGGATTAGCAAGCATATTTAAAGACCATCTTGTAATAGAAGTTGAGGTACCAACACAGCTTGAAGGAACTGATTTGAGAGGATGAAGAATTATATATTTGTAACAGGTGCTCCAGGAAGTATGTGGAGTGGTATCTCTCAAAAAATTAGAGAGGAGCATAATGCAGATATGACTGACTGTACTCCTGATAGAATATATAAACATCATAAATATGCTGGCCATAAAGGAAATTACTATGGACCAAAGATGCAATATG